ACGTGAGTTTTGAAGACTAGATAATGTTCTAGCTTCTCCAGCTTTAGCACCTCTAGCTGTTGCTGACGCAATAATCTGACCAACGGCAGATTTAGGAACAAATTCTTCTGAATTAAAGTTAAGAATAGGGCCAGAATAATTAACGGTAGTTGTTGACGTTCCAGCAGCTCCTCCAGAAGAACCATAAGCAGAACCGGGGATTACAGATTCACCTCTAGCTCCTTCTGAATACCGTTGCATTGACTGAGCCATCTTTGACGCAGGAATAATGTATTCATCTTCTCCAGCCTCTCCTACAAGACCAACGGTAGGTTTAGTTGCATATCCTCCAGCAGCAAAAGGTCTAATTCCATTAGCTACATATCCACCTTCTGCAAGACCAAAAGCAGTTGTAATTGCTTTCTTTAAAAACATACTTGCAATTTGTTTTGCAATTCCAGCTAATGATTCTCTTAAAGTTTTTGTCCCATCTATTAAACCCATAATTGCTCCATGTAATCCATCCGCCATTATTTGTTTTACTTGCAACAAGCTTTCTTTCCATTCATCTGTTGCACCTTTAGCTTTTTTAATTGTTGCAGCAGGATCTTTTTTGTCTCCTGTTCCGTCTCCTTTGTCTATTTTATTTCCGTTTTCATCTACTTCTATGATTCTAACTTTATATTCAATTGTTGGAATATCTTTTTTTGTATCTATTCCAAATAATCTTTTTGCCCAATCTGGCAACCAATTTTGAAAATTAATAAAAGCATTTTGAAGAGCAATAACAAGATTTTGTCCAAATAATTTTGCTGACTCCATTGATCTTTGAATATTTTTTTCAAGATCTAAAAATGATTTGCTCCACGCTTCAGAAAATTCTTTAACTAATTTAATTTGTTTTATTCCTAATGCTTCACCTATTGCTTCTCCAATTCCTTTTACAGTTTCAAAAATGACACGGAAAGGAGCTAAAACTAATTTTATAACTGCTGAAATAGTTTCAATAGCAGCAGCAATACCAAGCAAATTAAATTTAAGAGCTTGACCTAATTCTGTTTGTTCGCCAAATAAATTTTTAAACGCTGTTCCAATTCTTGTTAAAGCACCTGCCAATGTGTCCTGTGCTGTAAACGCTGCGTCTGCTGCCCTTCCTTGTGAGTTGACTTGATTATCTATTAACTTATTTAATTTTTCTGTGTCTTGTATTGCTACCTGAATACCTTTAAACGCTTCAATTCCAAAAGCTTCTTGTAATTCACCTGTGCTAAATCCTTCTAATTTTGCAAGTGCTCCAGCAAGCCCTTCAGTTCTTAAAGTTGCTTCATTTAATTCAATTCCTAATTTTTTGCCAGCTTGTCCACTTGATATTTTTGCAAGAGCTGAGTTTAAACCAGTAAATGCTGTTTCTATGTTTGTACCTGCTGCTGTTGATTGAGCAAGAACAGCGTTAACCTCTTCTAATTTGATCCCTAAACCTGCGGCTGTAGTTGCAACCTTACCTATGTTATTTGAATATTGACCGATAGTAATAATGCCGTCTGCCTGTGTTTGAGCAAACTTATCCATCAAAGCAGCAGCATCTTTAGCTTCTAATCCATAAGCGTTTAATACTTTTACAGCAGCTCCTCCAGACGTGTTTATATCAGTAAAACCACCAGTAGCACCAAGACTTGCTGCTTTTAAAATCAATGCCGCATCAGCAGCATCAGTAAAGCCAGCAGAAGCTACGTCATAAGCAGCTCCAGTTAATTCACCAACACTTGCAGCTCCATTTAATTCAATTGTTAGTTGTCTTAAATTCTTGTTTAACGCTTCAGAATCACCTCCTAAAGTTCTAAATTTTGCAGAAGCGAAGTCAAGCTCTTTTAATTCATTAAACGCTGCTCCAAGACCTGCCATTGCAGATAAAGCAACACCTATTGGGCCTAAAGCTGTTTTAACCGCAGTTCCTAAAGCTTTTACACCTACAGCTCCAATTGTTGCTTTTGCTCCTACTCCTGCGGCTGCGTTTCCAAATAAACCTAGACTTTTCGACCCTACTGCTGCCTTCCCTGCTAAATCATTAAACGCCTTTTCTGTTTGCTTTGCCGCCGCCGCAGTTTTCTTTAACTTTGCTGGTGTCCCAAAGTCTTCAAACTTAATTCCAACTGTTGAAACTAACGAAGCCACATTCTAACTTTCTGTTATGTATAGATATTAGCGGTACTTTGCCCTTCTCATCTCTTTTTCTTGTTCTTCATTTAAAAAGTCAAAATAAACCGACCAAAGAATCAACTCTTCTTGTGTAATTTTTTGATTTAATTCCTGCAATGTATATCCAAGCTCTTTAGCAACTCCTAATTGAAGTAATAAAAAATTATCTGCTTTAAGTTCTACCTTCAGTCTTTTGGGTCAAGGTCGTCTGCCTCCTCTTGATTTGGCAATATGGCAACCATTAACTTGTCCATATTTTCTGTACTTACTTCATGTCTCATTTCATCAATTTGACCATTTTGAAACATTCTCCGACCATCTTCAAATAATGCTTTAGCAATAAACAAACGAAGAGCAAAAATATTCATATCATCTTTTGTCCCTTTCATTGCTTGTTCTCTTTCTGCCATTGTTAAAGGAGTACTCCAAAACTCAAAATCTGTACCATCACTAAGACGAACTGTTTTTTTTATAGGTGTTAAATTAGATGCTTTTTTCAAACGATCTAAAGGACTTAGTTTTGTTTTTGCCGTTGGCATAAAAAATAATTCTGTTTGCATAAATTATATCAATAACAATAAAGGCCAGCCATACGGCTAGCCCCTGTTTCTATCTGCCAAGATCATGTGAATTAATCTTGTCTTGTCGTAATGGCTTGTCGTTCCTGCTAACTGTCGTAACTTCCTATTTGGTAAATAACGCAAAAAGGAAGCAAAACCCTGTCCGGGTTTGGGACTTCGATAAACAAACAAAGACCCAATTGCTTTTAACACTCTTATGAAGAAGTGCTTAAGTCGAAAGTTGGTGCATTATTAGGTCTAAAGGCAACCTCAACCATTTGTGCATCATCTGGATTAACAGTGAAACTTGCAGAAAGTAAAACAGCATCCATTGAAATGCTTCTACTTAATGCTTCTGTTGCTTGCTTGTCTTGATAAAGCCTAAACGCTGCTCCTACTTGCTGACGTTGCAAAACATCTTCTACAAGTCTGTTAGATAAAGCCGCATCCTCGTCAGTAACGTAAACACTTGCACTTCCATTTCCATCAGCAAAGCCAGAAATGTAAGTTTTAAATGGTGCGTATTGACCAACTGCTTGACCAATTGTTGTTACGTCAATTTCACTTCTTGTCACTTCAAAAGACCAAGATTGAACTTGACCAACTGAAGCATAATCGTTGTAATAAACCTCAAATTCATTAGGAGCTGCTGCTGTTCCTACATCAGTTAGGTTTACAGCAGAACCTCCATTAGTAGCTGAAACAGTCATTGCTCCAGTGCTTGCTGTATAAGTTTTAACGTAATAAGTGGTTCCAGCAGTTAATCCAGCAGGTAATGTCCCTGTTCCAGCTCCTCCTGTAGAAGAATCAACAACTTTGAACTTAACGGGATCACCTGCTTTTAAATTTAAGTAAGCTTGCACAACCATAGTTTCAGTTCCAATGGTCACGTCTGATGGTGAAAAAGTGCCAGTGGTTCCAGCAGGTTTATAATAAAGTGCGCCTGAAGTACCAGACAGAACAGTGACAGCCATTGAATTAAATTAGTCTAAGTATGCGTCAAATGTAGCTGAGAATTGCGTTTGATAAAACGCTTCTTGCTCTGCTGGTTGTATTGTAGCTAATCCTGAACAAGGATCAAAAATAATACTGCTAAATTTAGCCCTGTCAAATTTATCTTTAATACGTTCTCCAATTGTTAGGTTTGCACCTGCCCCAACACCAGCAGGACTAAATACATTAATAACCAAAGTGCCTGTTTGACGGTTAAACGATTCCCCTGTTGCTGGTGCTTGTAATGTTGCATAATTGTTAGACCCAAATCTAAGAAATACTTGAACCCAAGGCGTGTTGTTTGGTGGGGTAAATGGAGCGTTTTGATAAGCAACAGGATAAGCAGGACTTAATGCCATTTCTGTAGCAATACGTCCTTCTATGGCTGCTCTAACATCGTTGAAAGTGCTGCTCATACGCTGTCCTTACCAATTCGTTTTGCATTGATTTGAATCCAGCCTTGCATATCTTTTGCAATTTGTTGAATCCATCCAGCAGATGCTTGTTTACTATGACCTGCTGCTAATGCTTCTGCATAAGGAAGCGAGTTATGGATTGTATAAGTATTTCCAATTTTTTCATTTCCTACGTTGTAATTCATCCCCTTAGGAGGTTTTATTCCTGTTCCTTCTCCTCCGTTATATTCACCTGTTCCATTTTCTCCAATCTGCCAACTATTTTGAAAGGTTCCAAAATCAACAGGGCTTTCTTGCTTCAACATAC